TTACCAATTTGGAAACCACCTGAGTCTCCAAGCATCCAAGAGTTTTCTCTATCTCTATTACGGATCATATCTTCTTTAGGACTATGTTTGTTAATATCAAGCTCGGCGTGACCCGCTGAGTACAGTGTCCATTTGTATTGGAACTGTCCTTCTTGCTCATTAAGATAGTTTAGACTTTCTACACCGTGTGTAAAGTTGCTAGGTATACGTGACTTATCAACATACTCGTCATACCGTTGCTTACCTACGTAAGTAGCATAAAAGCCACTTAGTGCAGGTAAAAAACGTGCATAATCTTTCTGTTCTGCGGTTAAGTCCTTACGCATATTCTACTTGCTCTGTGCTGGTAGTATGTAGTCATATTTTACCATGCCACTGTCTACTGTAATCTTCATTGCACCTTGATCTGAAATGCTCATTGTAGCATCGCCGTCTAAGTTAAGTACTGCTTGTACTTGTGCTACAGGCCAACTCCATGTGTGTTGTAGTGTACCTTCAATACCATGTTGGAATACAAACTCACCTGCGTGTGTACTTGCATCACCAAAGCTGAATACTAAGTTACCTTCTGTAGCCTTTACATTAAATACTGGCTCTTCGCTATGTGCCGCACTCATAAGTTTCATACGTGCAATACTAGCAACACTTGGTTGTACAGTTACGTCCCATGTTGCACCTTTAAACTTAACAGTCTTTAGTTTTTCTTCAATGATTGCTTTATTCATAAAGCGATAATCATTTTCAAAGTCACCTGTTGTGTTTTCAAAGTGAATATGTGTTGGAACAACTTCACCGTTGCGCTCTGCACTAACTACATCAATTTTAGCATCTTTCTGATATTCAGGATTCTTTAAGTGTAGTGCTAACTTGTCTAAGTTAGGCATACCAAATGTACCTGTAAACTCTGCTACTGTTGTATGTGCTTCTGCTGTTAAAATAACACTACGGTCTTCTGCCATTGCGTCAATTGTTGTGCCTTCATCATTGGAAACTTTTACCAATGTTAAAAAGCCTAATGCGTGTGTATGTGCTACCACGTCTTGTAAGATGTCTTTCATGCCTATTTACTCCTTAGTTATATTATATTATACTGTATAACACATTGTTTGTCAAGTGTTTTCTATACTTTATTTAGGTTTTTTAATTTATCTTGCGTGTCTTTCCAGGACTTAACATGGTAAGTTTGTCCACGCTTGATAGCTCTTGCTAAAGGTTCATCATTTCCTCCAGCATCCATTCTGTCTCCAAAGAAATGAATGAAATTGTTTTCGTCAAAATCTTTTAAGATTTGACTTTTGTCTGCTCCAATAGGTGCGATATCAATGCCAGTGTCTCCACCCGGCCTTGCTTCTAAGTAATCAAACTCTCTATTGAATAGTTCTGCAATACATGTACGTTCGTTGTGTAACTTATCGTACTTTACATATTGCTCTCTTTGTTCTTGTGTTGCGTTACGACCTACAATACTAAAGTTAACCATGCCTGTTCGTTCTTCTATATGATTGCCTGTGCGTATTTTAAATGCGCTTTCTTCTAGTTTCTCTTCTAACCATGTTTTTGCAGAGTGTGGAATTTTCCAATCATTTTGGTCTATGTTTTTTGAACCTTTCCAAACATCACTACCGGAGCAGTTATATACACGTTTGCAAAGACTGTATATTTCCTCTCCTACTTGTTCTATTGTTTTTTTCCTATCACTACCTGTTACAAGATATACATCATTCTCAGCACAGAAGGTACTAAAGAATACAGCAAAGTCTCCATCAATTTGTTGTCTGCTAGGGGTTAGTGTTCCGTCGACGTCGAATATAAATTTATGTTGTTTCACGTTGTGTAACTCTCTTTCTAAGATCACTCGAACTAAATCTATGATCTCGTTTGTTAAAGTATATGTCTATGTCTCTTTTACGACAGATATCCCTGCCAGTAAAATCTTTATCCCTATATTCTTCGCCAAGTACACGAACATTTATTGTGTACATGCTTAGTATGTCTTCTAGGTCTTGCTCCGTTCCATACGGAATAATTTCGTCTACGTAACCAACTGCTTTAAGTTGTGTGTAACGTTCTATAATTGTTTGTACAGGAGGATTCTTTTCCTCTCTATCTACACTTGGATCAACTTGCAATCCTACTAGTAAATAGTCACACTGGTCCTTTGCTTCACGTAACATTTGTACATGTCCTGCATGTAATAAGTCAAATGTACTACAAGTAAATCCTACCTTCATTAGTGATTCCTCCCACCGTCAAATATACACACAAAGTATAAACCGTAATCAGTTGTGTTGTGTACTTTATGAAATACATTATCCTGTATTAGTACAGTATCGCCTTCCTGCACATCAAATATTTTGTGATCTAATTCCATTTGTCCTTTGCCACTAATAAAAATATAAACTTCTTCTTGTCCTTTATGTCGATGTCCTGTTGTACTTTTGTTTGCTGATAACATTGTACTACTAACAACTAAATTTTTTAATTCTGTATTATCCTTTACAGTATAAGTTGAATTAGTCTTAACTATATCTCCGCCAATATCCCAAGAACTATATTTCATTAGTACCTCCTATGAAACAAATGCCTTTTCTTGTACAAAGGTTCCAGCAGTTTTACGACTACCTTCTTCCCATTTCCAATCTTCTAACATTAATTTAACATCATTATTAAACTCATTACTTCCACAAATCATTACTTTATTATTACTAGGATCTAAGTCTGGTATTAACATACCTGCACTTAACATTTTAGTAATACGTTTATTCATAAACGGCCATTCAGGGTCTTGTGTAACTATTGGAGTATACACAATATCTTGCTCCTGTAAGAAACTGTTATATGCTGTTAGCTCTGCTTGTTCTCTAACACTCCATACTACATGTATACGTTCAAAGTGATCGTACGTTGTAGGGTCTCTTAGAAGCGATATAAACGGTGCTATGCCTGTTCCTGTGGCTAGTAGATATAAGTTACCACCGAGTTCTAAATTAGCAAGTGTAAGCGTTCCTGTAGGCTTAGCACCTACATCTATCTCGTCGCCTACTTTAATATTTTGTAGTCGACTTGTTAACGGACCGTTTGGAACTTTAATTGAGTAGAACTCTAAGTATTCATCATATGGGCCACTAGTAATACTATACGCTCGCATAATATCGTTATCGCCCATCCCAATCATTGTAAATTCACCTGCGGTAAATCTAAATGTACGAGGTCGTTCAGTTTTAATTCTAAATAACCTGTCTGTATAATGTTCTACTTCTGTTACTCTTAAGTTCATGTTACTCCTCGTAATAGTTTTCTGCTAAGTTTCTTAGCATTGCAATTAATTCTTCAATAGTATTTAGGTCCTGAGCGTTCTCAGTATCTATTTCTGCTTCGAATTTAATTTTCATTTTAGTCTCCAAAATCAAACAAACTACTAAACGTGTTGTGTCGCTTAGTATCTTCTAACGGATAGTTTAGCACACCAATCAAGTTGTCTAGTTTGTTATCAATAATAGTCTCCGCCATTGCAGTGTCGTCAAATGGTAAATCTTTAAACCATTCTGGTATACGTAACTCGTCTGTTGGGTACGCAACACTTGTATAGCCTAGCGGATTTTGTTTTAGTTTACAAACAATAACTTTCATACCGTCAACAATCTCTTGCGAGTATTTGTCACCGTTCATACGCTTCAGCGTATTCCAGTTAATGCTTGCCCGTACATGCCCAGGCATGTTTGCTTTACCTTGCTTCTGCTCTAGTCTTTGATAGTGACCTACTTTGTTTGCACGTTTCGGACTACCTTTTTCCCAACCTGGACGTTCACTAAACTCCTGACGGAATTGTGTAATACGTTCAAGTACATCTGCTTGTGGAATATCAGTAAGTACCATAAGTAGTATCTCACTTAAAAACTGTTGCATGAACACAGGTGTATCTGACCTACGCAAGTCTAAGCCCATTGCTTTTACTTTGCCCGGCTTGCCATCTGTGTCTGTTCTAAAGCCTTCGTTGTCTACAACTAGTGCCGCATAACGTTTCTTAGTAATGTATAAGCCTGACTGTGCTACAATTTCACGTCCTGCCGCAATAACATCGCTACGTGACTTTGGACAATGAAATGCTTTTAACATAAACTCTGGAAAGGTTGTGTTTGCTTGTTCACAAACTTGATCCATAAGTGTAATACACTTATCAATGTTCCATTCAAGTTTACCACTGTTAACGTCATCTTTAAGTATTGGCCAAGCACTAAAGTAACAAGAGTCAGTATCACCATATATCATTGCTTCGCCTACATGATCATATGTACCTGTAATAACATTGTTTACTTCTGCTGACATATGCTTAACAATAGTACGTCCTGTTAGTGTTGTACTCTGTCCAATACGTTTATCAAAGAATCTACAGCCGGGGTTAAGAATAGCACCATACAAACTGTTCAAGTTAATTTTCTTAACCAACTGTCGCTTATCCCAGTATTCAATTTCAATAGGGTTGTTTGCTTCTTTTGCTTTTATAAGTTGTGCCTGCATGTCCTTACGTTCAGCATACCAACGCTTTAGTAGTCCAGGAATAACACCTTCAAACTCTGTTGTAAAGATTGTACCATTCGAACTAAGCATCCACGGCATATGGTTGTCGTATATAAGACTATACAATTCTGCACCTGATAATACATCACTGCGACCGTCTTCCCAATCAACAGTTAGCGGAATATCTTTGCGTTGTTCTACTACTGCTTCGTATTCTTCTGTACTAAAGCGTCCTTCCCAACTACCTGCAAAAGACTTTTTCTTAAGAGTTGTATCTTCGTGTACACGTTGTTCTGATATCTCAGGACGTATTTGTCCTATAATAGTTTCTTGACCCATATTCAATGCACGAATAACACTCGGATACAGTGAATTCAAATCCATTGACGCTACCCATTTGTGCAAACCCTTTTTAGGAAATGCTACGTATGCGCCAGCGGCTTGTGTGTTCTCTGTGTCGTCACGTTTAGGTCTGTTAGGAACTTGTAAGCCTCTGTGATGTGCTTCGTTAACAATCGCTTGTTCTGTAACAGCAACAGCACCCATAGTGGTCTGTAACAAGACTGTGTTCTCGTGTGCAACAGTATTTGAAAGATCAATAAATCTTAGTTTTTTGTCCAACTTGTCCAGTAGTGCGGTATCTTGTATGTTGTATTCGATGAACTTTCTAAAGTCATTGTTGTACAACTGGTCCAAAGTGCCTTCATAAGGGACTTTGTTTTCACCAACTTCGATTTCGCCAATGGCATCAAGTCTATATGTATGTCTTTCTTCATATGTGTATTTACGATATAAATTCAAACTATCTAAATGCACTCTGCCTACTAGGTCAAAGGTCTGCGCTATTTTCCCATACTTTTCAAACTCACGTTTCTTAGGCAACTGCCCCCATAAACAAAAACGTCTTGTGTCGTCTTTGCTTAATACACGACTAGTTCTGTTTACAGTATACGGAATATCATAACCTTCACTGTTCCAACCTGACAAAATATCAGCGTCTTCAATTAGTGTTAAGAACGTGTCAATCATGTCACCTTCTTTTTCAAACAACATTACATTGTCAATGCCTTCAAGTTCTTTTTCAGCTTGTTCCATTGTAAGTGTTTTAGGTGGTACTGCTAAACAGATCATTGTTTCCATCCACTGCAAGTATACACTAATACTTGTAATAGGCATAAACGGATCACTAGGATCAGCAAAGCCACGCTCTGGGTCAAAGTCTGTCTCAATATCAAAAAACGCAATATTAAGTTTAGGTGCATCTTGGTTAAGATAGTTTTCACTTAAACACTGAAAGATTGGATTGATATCACTTTCAAATAGTTTCTTGCCTTTGTTAATAGCAACTTCCTTGCGAAAGTCTTTTGTATTCTTACATACAATACGACTTAGAGGATCTCCGTATACACTCTTGTACTTGCCTTTAGCATCTTCATAGTAAAACGTATACTTTGCATTGTACTCTGTAAAGTGCCGTTTACCATCTTTGCGTTCAACACATCGAATAATATCCTGATCGCGGTCAAACATTGCATCTACATATGCCATCTATTTCCCCTCATACCAGTTTGATAAAAACTTGTAATGGTTTGGAAACAAGTCAAGTGCTAGTTCAGTTTGTCTACGTTTGCTTTCTACAAAATAATTCAAGTATTCATCTTCCTTTGGTGTGTTCTTCTCCGGATCAATATATCCGCCGCCTGCTTGTATCATACTCCACCATTGTACACTAGAAAACATACTTTGTCTAGTTAAAAACATAATAGGCTTAGGATATGGATAATAAGCATTGAATACGTTTATACAGTCATCTGGCAAATCCTTTAAAGTCTTAGAACGTATGTTATCCCAATACGGTGTACCTTTTTTATTACTAAAGAAGTAATGTCCAAATATGAAACTTAGTATTTCAATATTCATTTCATAGAACGATTGGTTAATAGCACCACGTACATCATCATTCCATTCTCCGTTTGCCATACCAATAAAGTGTGCAAAGTTACGTATAGTACTAGTAGTAAAAGTAATACCTGTTGCTTCTAATGGTTCTACAAAGCCTCCTGCTAGTCCTACTGCTAATACGTTTTTATGTGCAACTGCTTGGTGTGTTCCGCATTTCATCTCAAGATGTTTTGCTGGAGCATCATATTCGCCTACTGCTTCACGTAGTTCTGCTTCTGCTTGTTCAGGAGTAATATAGTCACTGCTATAGCAATAACCATTACCAATTCTATCATACACAGGAATAGTCCAACGCCAGCCAGCATCCATAGCCGTTGCTTTTGTATACGGGTGACATTCTTCTTCTGGGTTAGTGTATTGTGTTTGTAATGCTACTGCACGATCATTTGGTAACCAAGGTTTAAAACTTATAAACTGTTGTTCAAGTTTTTGTTCTAATAGTAAAGACTCAAAGCCTGTGCAATCCATATAAAGGTCTGCTTCGTAATTAACACCGTTTTCATCTTTAAGATAACTAATGCCGTTTACATCTGTACCAATATCAACAATGTTAGTATCAACGTATGTGATTCTGCTTATAATTTTACTTTTAATTGCATCAATAATTTTGTATGCATCAAAGTGTACAGCACCAAAGCCTTCATCGCCGGTATTAAAATTACAGTCCATATCTTTTGTAAGTTTAGGACTTTTATTATTTTTTGCTAGTTGATATGCAGGATACCAATCTAAAAATTCTTGATAAGTTTTATTAGCAAATGCTTTGTTTGCAAATAAGTCAGGAGTAGCAAGATAGTTAACAGGATCATCGTTGTCAACAAAGTATGGATCATCGTTCCATCCTTCTAGCATAACTCCGTGTTTGAATGTTGCATTACTTGCTGGCATCCAATCATGCGGTTGTAATCCACACTCATATAAGAAACTTGCTGTTGCTGGTTGTGTACCTTCGCCTACGCCTATGGGACCTTTTGATGCGTCCTCTATTAGAGCTACTTGTACTTGTTCTGGAAGGTTGTTTGTTAAAAATGCGGCTGTAAGCCATCCGCTGGTGCCGCCACCAAAGACTATAATTTTTTCTATCATGTTTTCCTCTTGTTGCTTATGGCCAACTTAACCATCTTCTTGCCAGGCAATTGCCATTGGCGTTATTATTACTTATTAGAACAACAAACCTGCAACGTAAATTACGGTTAAGCCTGCGTTCATTACTATAAGGCTTTTTTCTTTCCATAGAACACCAATAAGTATCCATAGACTGTTGCTAATAATGAATGCCCAAATGTACAAAGGGTAAACATTAAATGCGGCTAGTGTAGCGGCTGACAGTAAACATACTGTAGCCACCCAAGCTAACCATTGATAAGGTTTTACCACCATAGTGCGGCAACTCCGTATCCGTATACATTAACTACTGCAAAGTAGCCAGTTAATAACATTACCCAAGCGGCGCCTCTTCTAACTGCGGCGTAGCATTGTGTAACCGATCCTATAAAAAAGAACGGATATATAATTAACATGTTTGGGTCTCTAGCGTTTAGTGCAAGTGTTAAACTTGCCGCTACAGTGAACACAAAACTAACGAGTTCAAATCCAAAAGCAATTTTATCACTCTTAAAACTCTCTATCCAAAAATCTCGTATTCGGTCTATCATTTATCATAACCGAGCGTAACGATCAATGTTTCTAGATCGTCATAGGCATCTTGATGATTCTCCCAATCACGTTTCTGTGCAATCTTAATTGCTTTATTAATAAGACTTGGTTTAATATCCATTTCTTCTGCAACTGCTTTTACAGTTTCTTTAAGACCTAGATTCAAATCTTCTACTTCTTGTAGTACTGTTACGCCTTCTTTTACTAGGCGCTCTAGTTTAGCCTTTTCATCGGCTCCATAGGTGCGTGTACCCATAAGGTTCTCCTGTTAAGTTTATATACTATTATACGTGATATTTAGGTGTTTGTCAAGTAAAAGATTTACTTTTTGGCATTTAATCTTGCCCACAGTTGATCTTTAATAGATACTACTGATTCGGACTTTGCATTTTTAGTTGCAGTTGCGTACATAACTGCTTCTGCGTCTTTGCCGTAACGCTTCTTAAAGTCGTCTTTGTTCTTTTTCATACCTTTGACGTACTTTTCTTTTTTATTTTCTTCACCTTTAGTAAGAGGACGTTCGTTAAGCATTGCTTCTAATGCTTCAATTCTACGCTCTAATTGAGTAATGCGATCTTCTTCTGCTTCGCCAACTAGTTTGTTTCTAGCAGGATGTGGAGATTCGTTGCCACCTGGAGTAGCACTTTTGGTAATTGCGTCTTTGCCTTTTAGTTGTCCTGCACTGCCTGTTTTTTGTTTGCCTTCTGTAAGACTAACTCCGGCTAATGCCGCAAAGTCTGACATACTATAGTCTTTGTCCATTTGTAGTGACCCTTGCGGTACATCTACACTTTCTTGTACAATGTTTTGTGGAACTTGTACACTTTCTTGCGGTTGACCTCCAAGGTCTGCCAACATCTTTGCCTTATCTGCGGCACGGTCAGTTGGTTCTATATCGAATAACTTCTGTTGGAGATCGTGAAAGTCCATTACTTACCGCCGCCTCCGCCACCTGTACTTTTTATAGGCTTTAGGCCTTTGGCTTGAATATTACTTGGTTTTATATCTGCTGGAGCAGTAGGTGGTGTTACTGATGCTTTTAGTTTTTTCTTTAACTTTTCTGCAATCTGTTGTTTGTAACTATCTGTACTTTCGGCATGCATTGCGGCCATATGCTTTTTGTACTTCTTAGTACCTTTTTTATGTGGTGATTTACCTTCGTCTACTTTAGGATCGTTACAGTTGCAATGTTCACAAGTAGGTTTACATTCACAGTCTTCTCTTTTAACATCTCCGCCACAGCACTTGTCTGAACAATGTGTATCTTTTTGTGATTCATCCATTTGCTGATCGTCACCAAACTTTTGATCATATTCCATATTATGGAACACACTACTCATATAGTCAGCGGCTTTAGTAATTTTAGCCTGTTGCCAACCTTCTAAACCTTGTTCTTCGTCTACACCTTTTAACATGTCGTGTAGTTTAATGGCATACTTAGCAATCTTATAAAGATCAGCTCTTGCCATTTGCACTTCGTGATCAGCTTCTGCTTTGTAAGCTAAATCTGCTAATCCTTCTTTAATTGCTTTACCCATAATATCTTCCTTTGTCTTGGTGCTCTTAAGTGTCCAATCTTGATCGTTAACTTTTCTAATCATGTCAGCGTCAAGTGCATCTATTGCACCTTTATGTACTACTTGTATTCTTCCATCTTTTGTAAGTTTTGAAACTTTACCTTTTGCTAGTTTGCCTGTGCGTGGTAGTTCGTATGCTATTTCATCTTCAGGTTTAACAACAACTATCTTACCTTTGCTTACACCTGTTGGAAACTGTGAATTCTTAGTAGGCTCTTTTTCGTCCTTCTTGTCCTTACCTTTTTCTAACGGCTTTTTAGCATCTACTGGATCCTTAGTTGGTACAGTATTTTTAGATTTAACTTTCGTGTCTTTATCTTTATCTTTTTTATCGTCTACTTTACCAGGTTTAGTAAAATAGTCTTTGATAGTACGCTCTAAAGAATCAGGAGCCAATGCACCACCTTTTTGTGTAGCATTAAAACCTGTTGCAACTCCTCTTTGGAATGGACCTTCGTTTATATCTTTAACTCGCATATTGTATTTATCGCTTCTTGTTTAGATGCTTATCTTTTATTGCACCCTTCTTTTTAGGTTTACGTGATTGTACTGCACCTAACGGCATTGCTACAGCCGCTACTCCACCTGCTACAGTAGTTTCTTGCATCTTTGCTTTATTAGCCGCAAGCTCTTTACGCTTCTTATCAATATGGGCTTGTGTATCTTTGTCCATTCCGTCTGGTGATTTACGAATTTCTCTTTCTAAAGAATCTAAATCTTTAGTATGACGCAGATTTTTTGCCTTGTCAGTTTCAGTTTCATTAATTAGATCTAACATTTTCATTTTTTGCCACCTTTCATATTAGCACACCAGTGATACATTTTAGCACGTTCACCTGATGCGTTTTTTGCTTTTTTACGTAAACTGGTTACGCTACCATTGCAACTAGCACCAGACTTCTTTACTCTGCCTGGTCTGCTTTTGCCTTTTTTCTTACCGTCAGCAAAGTTTTCATTAGTTTCTTTATCTTCTTTGTCTTTCTCGTACTTCTTAATAGAATCGCGAGCTACTTTGATCATTGCTTTATCGTGTTTAGCAAGTGTACGTTTTGTTTTCTCTCTTTTTTCATCAGCATATGTTTCTTTTACGTTTTCTACTACGTCATCAATCATATGCACACGAGCATATTCTTCGCCTACTAAACGCAATGCATCTAGTCTATGATGTCCGTTAACTACTCTGCCCTTACGATCAATTTGTAATGGAGCATAGTCGTCTTCTAATACACGTTCAAGTTGCTTTGCTAATTTTTCGTATGTTCTTTCTTTTTGTACACCACGTAACTTAGATATTTTAATTTTACCTAATGGGCCTTGGCCTTTCATTTGTGGAGGTGCTTCTCCGCCAGTTGGCTCTTCATCATAGTGTGTATCTTGATAACCTTGTGCATCTTGTGTTTTATAACCAATACGGTTAAGTTGCTTCATAAGATACTTCATTTCTTTTTGCCCAGCATAAGGAGCAATAACTACATCAGGCTCATCATAGTTTGCACCCTTTGGTACTGACTTTAAGTTTGCTAAGTTTGTGCCTACTTTATAATGATCGTATGCTGTGTCTGATTTTGTAATGAATGTATTTTTAGGATTTGGTATTAAAGCGCCTTCTTCTACATCAGCGTCCATATGTTGCTTAATGTTTTTAGCAGTACGTTCAAATTTATGGTCTTTGTGTTTAAACCCTATGCCACCTGCGGCTTCCCAAGCACTAACATTAACACCGTAGTCGTCAATTAATATGTTTGGAGTACCATCTTGTTGTTTTGCATATTGTGGTTTATTATGTGTAATAATAATTTCTTTAGGTGGAAAAAACGCTAGGTTCTTTTTAATCCATTCTTTTTTGTGAGGTACACTATTTTTATCACCTGGTAACGGTGAACTACAAATACTATACGAACCTTTTACTTGTTTAATTAATTTTAACAAGCCTTTAGCATTATCTGTTAATGGTAAGTTAAGCCAAAAGTCATCTGTGTTTTTAATTTTTTCTAGTGCTTGTTCTACATCTTTAATATCACGGAAACTGTCTACGCCCATTAGTTTAGCCCAGTCACCAAAGAAGTCTGCAAGTACACCGTCCATGTCTACATATATTTCTGTAGCACTTGCAATTTCACCTAGTGCTTCTGCAAAGTCTGTTGACTCTGTTACCATGCCTAAGTTAAACAATACGTTTGTACTTTTGCCTTTTACTTTTTTGCTTAGTGTAGGCGGACGTCCGTCTTTGTCTACTGTGTTACCAAACTTAGCCGCTTGTATTTTAATTTCGTCAGGACCTACGTCAACAGTAGTGTTAACACCTTTTACAATTCTTCCGTCTTCATATAGTTGACGTAGTCTCATTTTGTGCGTCCTCTAAATTGCGTTGCACCTGTCATATAAGGTTTTGAAAACCATAACTTGAACCAGTCTTTATCACCAGGTTTTAATCCTAGTTCTTTTTCTTTTTTCTTTAGGACTGCGGCAGTTTCGCTAGGATTTTCATCTATTTGGTATTCTGTGTAACCTTTAAATTCACCTACGCCTGCTAGTCGCTTAATGTCCTGTAGTTCGTCCATTATTTTATTGCACCTGATTTAAATGCATTAGGATTGCCTTTTGCAGACATTTCTCTACGTTTTTTAATTCTATCTGCAACAGTATCTTCTTCTGGTGGACGCTTCTTTACTTTTATAGTTGCACGTTTTGGACTCTTAGTAGCAAATCCTAGTATTTCGTTTGCAGGAACTTCGTCCTTAACACCCATACCTTTACGTACAGCATCATACATTTTTTGTGCTAGATCTGGTTTAGGTACACCTTGTGCAAATGCTTCTAAGTTGCCTTCAGCGGCCGCTTGACGCATTTTACTTGCGCTCATACCTTCTGCACCATCTGCATCTGGATCACGTTCGCCTGCATTAACAACAGTAATACTATCAAAGTTATATTCTTTGCCGTTGTAGTCATTAAACAGTTTATCAAAACTTGCTACACGATCTGAACCTGCTACATAGATAACATCTGTGTAACCTAGTTTTTCTAACATCTGTAACATTTGTATTGGTGTACGTACTGTAGGATGTCCTACATTAACACCGGGAAAAAACTTTTTAGCAAAGTCTAATTTTATATCAAACGGTAATGGATTGTCTTTTGGTTTTTGTGTTTGGCTTAAAAATATATAATGATCGCCTTGCTGTTTCATAACAGCCTTTACAAGTTTTTCGTGACCAATAGTTGGCGGATTCATTCTTCCAAATGCCGCTACTGCTACTTTCTTAGGTGCTTCGAATAACTCTCTTAGGAACATTTATAGATACCCTTTTTGATATTAGGCATTTCTTCTTGTTCTATTTTATTACAACATGCGTCTATGTCTTCGCTTGTAAAAACATCCTCAGGACGTTTGTTAGGTAGATACTTTTTACAGTAACTTTTTATACCTTTATCAACTAAAGGGCGCATCATAACTTTAGGATCTATTGAATCACCACGTTCTAATTTATCACTAACATCTGCCATTGCTGGGAAAAATGTTTTACGATAGAACATAGGATCGTTACGCATATAGATAGATACATCGTCTGCTACATCAAATGGTATTTTATCTTTTTGTAATTCTAGTTCAAATAGTTTCATACTACCACTTCCTGCAAGACCAATAACGTGCCTTAGTACGTGGACCTGGGTTATCACAGTTGTGTCTTGCTCTGAATGAACGTCTACGTGCAGGGTTAGATTTTTTAATCTTCATTGCTTTACCCTTAACACTTGATCCGCCATGTCCAAAGTTTACTTTTTTAACATTACCTGTCTTTGGATCTTTGACGTATACTTTAAATTTCTTAACATCACCTTGCATAGGCTTGCCAAGTTTAACTTTACGGCCTTGGTATTC